AAATAACCTATTGACTTTTAAACTAAAATGTGTTATATTATAAATACAACTCAACAAAGGAGTTCTAAATGAGTGAACTTATAAACTTAAATAAAATGTCAAAAGAGGAAATAATGAAAGCCATTGGTCAGGACTCTGGTTCTGACAATGAAAACATTGTTCCTAGATTGACAATTAATCGTAATCCAGAAGATGACAATGGTAATCAATTACCTATTGGAAATTTTACTGTTTACGATACTAGAGAAAATAAAAACTATTATGGTAAAACAGTTACACTAAGACCGTTTATATCTGGTATGCAGTATATGCATTATGACCCAGAGAAATCTGAATATGTAAATAGATCAGTTATCTTTTCTTCATGGAAAGAAGAAGCTATTGATATTCAAGGTGGTACAAAGTGTAGCAAAGTGCCATACAAAGAGAGAGATAGATTGACAGCAGAAGAACTTGCTGTTCAAAAACAAATCAGATGCTATAGATTAGTATATGGTTTAGTATCTTTTGATGGCGTTGATGCTGAAGGAAATAAAAAGAAAGTAAATAATTTTCCTGCAGTATGGAGAGTTACAGGTACGAGTTTTAAACCTGTATCAGATGCCATTGATGCTCTCAAGAAAAGAAAGAAACTCATGTTTACTTGCACATTTAAACTAGATAGTAAGCGTCAGAAAAAAGGTAGTAATGTATTTTATGTACCAGTCATTACACCTAATGCTGATGCTAATTTAGAAATGTCGAAAGAAGACATGGAAACTTTACAAGTATTTAAAGATTCTATCTCTGCAGAGAATCACGAAGTAGCAACGCTATGGAAATCTGCAAAAGATAAGAAATATAGTAGTGAAGATACAAAGTCTGCAAAACTAGTAGAAGAATTAGATGATGATCTACCAGACCCAGCAGAAATATTATCAGCATAATGAGTGATATACTTCACAAAGTACAGATATACCTTGACAAGGTGTCGCAGGCACCTGTCAAGGTATCTAACAAACTTGTAGAAGAATTTGGTGAAGCTTGTAAGAAAGCTTTACGAAAACAATTTAGTGATGAAAGGAATCCTAAGTTCCAAGTCAGGATGAGTAATATAGGTAGACCATTGTGTCAACTACAGATGGAGTCTAAGAATATTAAAGGTGAGGGTCAGCCTTACAATTCCAAAATGAGAAATACATTTGGAGATTTAATAGAAGCATTAGCTATATTTGTAATGAAGTCTGCAGGAGTAAACATTGAAGATGAACATAAGAAAGTTACCTATAAATATAACAGTAGCAAAATAGATGGAGAGTATGACGTAAAGATAGACAAAAAAATATGGGATATAAAAAGTGCGTCACCATATTCATTTGATAAAAAGTTTGGTGAGAATGGTGGGTTTGAAGCAATAGCTGAAGATGATGCATTTGGATATATTCCACAAGGTTATCTATATGCTGAAAGCCAGAAACTTCCTTTTGGTGGATGGATAGCTATCAATAAATCTACAGGAGAATGGACTATATGTGAAACTCCTATTGAAGATTCTGAATATAGAAAGAAAGCTTTAAAGCTTGCAAGAACTAATGCAAAAGCTATTAAAGAAAATACTACTTTTAAAAGATGCTATTCAGATGTTGAAGAAACATATAGAGGAAAGAAAACAGGTAATAAAGTTTTAAATAGTATCTGTTCTTTCTGTCCATATAAGATTCCTTGTTGGGGTAAGAAGTTGCAAATGTTACCGCAACAGCAATCACAAGGAAAAAACCCTAAGTGGGTTTGGTATACTGAAGTAAACAATCCTAGAAAAGAAGATGAGTACAGTACGCAGTAGGAAAGCCAAGGGTCGTAGACTACAGGATTGGGTAAGAGATAGTTTAAGGGGTCTATCTCTTGCCCTCACCGAAGAAGATGTAAGAGTTGCAATTATGGGAGAGTCTGGTGCAGATATTAAATTATCTAAACAAGGTAAAAGATATTTCCCATATGATATTGAATGTAAAAATAATGAAACTTGGAAAGGAATTTATAAAGCTTATGATCAGGCAGTTACTCATGGAGAACTAGAGCCACTTGTATTTATTAAAATGAATAAGAAAAGACCATTAGCTATTGTAGATGCAGAACATTTTATAAGATTAAATGTAAATAGGTTAGCAGTTATTGACCCAACATCAAGAGGTAAACATGACAAAGATGAAAAAAAGTGATATAGAAAAAGCTACTAAGATAGTTATTATGCCATGGGAAAAAGGATTTACTTGTGGGATTGTATTTGGGGATAGTGCTGAATATGGATATGAAGAAGAGGATATGATTTCAATTATTGCTAGAGGAATGATTAAACAAGCAGTGTCAGACCCACATGCTACATATCTTCTAGGATTAAAGGGATTTGCAGATGATAAGAAAAAAGTTGAAGTAGGTATACAAAATTTAGATGAACCATTTTTATCTTCTGCTGATTTGACAGAAGAGTCTGATAATGTTATAGACTTTTTTGATTACTATAAACCAAAAAAACCAAAGGACATAAATTAATGGCTACACATTTAGTAATAGGTGATCCTCATTGTACACCAAAAGCAAACAATGATAGATTTCTGTGGGCAGGTAAAGTTGCTGCAGATATTAAAGCTACACATGTAATATGTATGGGAGATTTTTGTAGTGTAGACTCTCTATGTTCATATGATAAAGCTAAATTATCATTTGAAGGTAGAAGATTTAAAAAAGATATTGAGCATACTGAAGATGCTCTTCAAAAATTTAACAAAGGATTAGGTAAACATAAAGTAAAAAAGGTTATGATACTAGGTAATCATGAGGATAGAATTGATAGAGTAGTTCAAGACAATCCTGAACTTGAAGGTACTTTAAGTATATCTAATTTGCAATATAAAAAATATGGTTGGCAAGAGATACCTTACAAAAAAGGTAAGACCATAAATGGTGTTTACTATACACATCATTTACCATCGGGTATTACAGGTCGTGCTATATCTGGTGAAAATATTGCTAGAAGTATTTTAAACAAACATAAAGTATCTGCAACTGTAGGTCATTGCCATTTGTTTGATTATGCTATGTCTACATTACCTAGTGGTAAAAAGCTACAAGCTTTATCTGCTGGTTGTTATTTAAACCATAGTGAAGCTTATGCTAAAGAGACTCAACATCTTTGGTGGAGTGGTTTAATTATTAAGTATAATGTATCTAATGGTGAATATGATTTAGAAACTATGAGTTATAATCAAGTGAGAAAATTATATGACTAATAAAGATTTTTTTAAACAGACTCTAGGTGATGAAGTAAACTCACCAAAACATTATAAACAAGGTAAGAGAGAAACAATAGAAGTCATACAAGATTATATGACACAAGATGAATTTGTTGGATACTTGAAAGGAAATATTTTAAAGTATGTTGGCAGATTTAAATTTAAAGGAAAGCCATTACAAGATTTAGAAAAAGCTGAATGGTATTTAAAAAAACTAATACAGGAGGTTAGAACATGGGAGCAGTAAAGCAAGCAGTTATTGAAGTACAAGATGAAGTTGCTAATTGTATTGAGCAAGGTCTAGACTTAGAACAAACAGTAATACATTGCAGTGATTTATTTCACAAAAAAGCAAATTCAAATAGCTATTTAACTGATGCAAGTTTTATTAAAGAAATATATGAAGACTGGAGAGGAGGAGAACTATAATGGAAAGAATGTTTTTAATTTCATCAACAAATCTACAAGAAATTATGAGATACTTAATGAGTAGACCATACGCAGAAGTTGTAAAGCTTATGACTATACTGTCTACATTAGAAGCCCAAGGAGAAAGTAAGAATGACAAACAAAAAGATACCAAAAGAAGTTAAAAAACATATTGGTTTGTTGTTTGAACTTAAAATTGGTTTAGGTGAAGACAATAATATTGTACTAGATTATGGTGGAAAACCTGTTGGTAAAATAAGAGAAGCACTAAAGGGTTATACTTATCATGGTAATTTATGTGCAGCAATTATAAATCATTGTAACGCAGTAGGTAAAAAACTTGAAGACGATATTAAAAAATTATTACAAACGCTATGAGTATAGGATATGGCATAATCCACTAGCGGATTTATTAGAAACTTATTCTAGTAAATTTAATAACTGGATTTGGAGAATGCGTTGGGGTAAGAGATTACATCATAGTAAACTCCAAATAAAAAAGGCTCCATAAAGGAGCCTGTCATGTGTTGCCTTTGGGGGGAGTCGTTCTGGCTCCCCTTTTTTATTTTAATAAGAAAATATATACCATACGAGTAAGAATACTATAAAGAACTCTATTGGTTTAACTCCTCTAAGATTTTTATTATGTCCAAAAGGGTCATCACCTAAAGTCATTAGCAGTTCCATGCTCTTAATGATTTATTAATTCTTGAGTTAGGATCTCTTGCTGTTTTAGCAGAAGTAAGTTTTTTTTTCATACCTTTCATACGAGCACAAAAACTAGCACGTCTTTTATTGCCAACCTTTTTACTAGGTGCTTTTAAATTACCACCTGTTGCTTTATTATATGATGCACGACCTTTAGCATTTAATCCACCTGATGGATTCTTACCTTCTTTTCTTTGCCATGCTGGTGATTTAGCCATTACTTTTTCTCCTTTTTACACTCACAATCATGTTTGCATAAACATGGTATAATTCCAAATGTTTTACAAATTAATTCACAAATTTTATTTTTTATTTTTTTTAACATTCTTTTTACCTCTTAACATAGCAAAGTCTTGTTTTGTAAGTTTGCCATCTTTGTTTACGTCTAGTTTCTTTCTGTTACCTGTAGGTTTTTTAGCTTTAGTTTTACCATAATGTTTTGGCATATTATACACTCCTATATTTTTTTACTTTTTTAGCGATTGATTTTGGTTGCCTTACAAATTGTTTGCCTTGTG